TGTTCTTTCTTTAATCTATTATACACACAACGATGATACAGAGAATTGACTATTCCATTAATGTACACAGTCATATTCTGTCCAGACGGGTTTGAACCTGCCATTAAAATCATCTCACCATTGTATGCAATCATGGGATTTGCTACTTCATTTGCAATCATATCCATCATAAGCAAATCGAACTCACTATAATTCAGCATCTTTTCAGCTAATTTACGCATTGTGAAAAACGCCATAATAATGGCGTTGGCAGACATACCTAGATCATATTTGGAGAAATCTCCAGCTACATATCCAGTCTTATCACCATTCACTTTAATGTGTTCAATTAATTCATTGAAATCCGGACCTGATGCATTAATACCAACAGCTTGTTCACTATCAAGTGGCAAGTGTGATAAAATCGCAGCAACAGGTAGATAATATTTACGAATCAAAATCTGCAATGTGATGGGAGCACATGTAAAAACACGTACTTTTGTATTTTCACTTCCGTCATCTTTGTACTGCTTTGTAATCTCATCTTTCAGAGAAGTTTTAAAGGGTTGATAAGCTCTCATTCCTTTAGCAAGTACAGTTTCAACTTTCTTGACTTCATCCCAAATTTCAGGTTTAAAATCAACAATCTCCTCACCTTCTAGAATACAATATTTTGTTTTCTTTCCAGTATATGGGAAACCAATAGAAGTGGAAAAATTCATTCTATCAACGAATCGCATCCCAGCGATCCCAAACAAAACCTCTTTATTATCAAGTGGTCGAGATACAAAACGATCTCTGACTTCCTGTGGCATATTATTGTAAGCTTGTTCAAAATTCTCAACGTATTCTTTACTAGCATCAGCCAATTCACCAATTTTAAAACCAAGAGGTTGGTTTGATCTTTTTTCAAGATCTAAATGATAGGGACGCCACCAAGGTTTTGCCCTAGGCGGTCCATAATTATTTTTTATTCCAGTTACTTCAGTCACAGTATCAGTAATCAAACTAGGCTTTACAGCAGAGTAGAATGAATTCTCTCCTTTGCATGCGCCAATATACTCATAATGACTGTCTCCACCTTTCCAAACTAGTGGTGAAGATTCCTTGGGTGCTGATTGCAATAGTAAAGCTTCGGAATCACCAATTATAGTAGTAGGGACCATTCCCATTTCTGCTACATCTGGTAAATCATTGAAGTACTCACGAGCTAACTTCATGTCAGCTGCACTGATACTACCTCCAGCTCCATTCCTACCATTTCCGGCAAGATGGATACCACCAAGACAATAACGAGCTCCATCTCGTACAACAAGAACAGAACCGCATGAACCAACAAATGATTCTTTCTGCATGGCATAATTCCAACCACAAAATTGACCCTCTGTCGCTTTAATGCATGGTGACCAGGTACCGTGTAAATCTTGACTTACATATTCCCCTTCATCATCTACATAAGTATGTGTTAATGGAGAAGGAAGCATGCGTAATACAGCCGTATTTACATTTTCAGGACGCAAGTGTTTTGCAATGTCACGACCACGAATGTTTGCGCTATATACAAATATAATATCACGATCAGGACATTCATATACGTTCCGCTTACACAGCGGAATATCCAGGAAGAAACCTGGACGACTAATACGTACACGATCCCAACCAGGAACAAGGTTATGTTTAGGCATCACAAGTAGTCCTGCATGTAGAATCAAAGCACAACTTTTCGCATTAGTATCTGTGCCAAATACTTGACATTTAACTAAGTTCCTGCGAACTAGTTGATTCAATTGTTCACGAGTTGCAGTTCCTTTTGCTAGACTTCCAATAGTATTATCGGCCCATTCATTAGGCAAAGCATTTCGTTTATCAATATCTTCATTGCTGTTGGGTCTCAATAGACTTTCTTGCGATTTATTATCATCCCATAGTGTTTTCAACATTTTCAACACTTTTAGAGATGCTACAAGAGTTGCTGCTCCAGTTATTCCATAAAATAGATATTTACCATATTTCTGACGTTGTGCCAGAGCTAATGGTGCTAGAGATTTCTTACGCGTAGCAATTTCTTCCAACAATTTTGCT